GCGGCGCGGCGCCCTGGCTGATTTCATGCGCGCCTGAAATGTCTTCGATGTCCGCCTCGTCGCGCTCCATGGCGTTCTGCCATCCGTTGTCCACGGTTGCGCCCTGCACGCGCTCCGGCTTGAGTTGCCCGAACGGCGTATAAGTGATGATGCCGCCGATTTCGTTGATCAGGTCCTCGTCGTCGACGCTGCCTTCCGGCTTGAGCCAAAGCGGGTTGCCCATTTCTTCGAGGATGCGCGCCTCGGCCGTCCGCTTGATGTTGTACGACTTCTGCGGCGTCGTCATGTCGGTCACAAGGCCGGTTGCGATGGCCGATCCTGGAACCGGGACGGCCGGGAAGAAGATATACGGAAATTCGCCCGGGTCCTCGGAATGAAGCAGTTCGACGCCGCCTGCAACAACGATCCGGCGGCCCTTCGGATACTGCTTGCACGGCAACTCCCAATAGTCATAGACCATGGCATGATTCGGGTAATGCCGCGGTTTCTGGCCGAGGCTGTCCGGGTAGAAGCTGTTGCGCATGATGATGTTGCCCTCGGTCTCGACCTTCTTCCCGAATTCGGCCTCGATCTCATCAACGTCAACCGGCCGCCGCTCGATCACCCAGCGGATTTCCTCGGGCGATTCGGCCAGTGGGTCATAGTAGATCGAGAGCTGATCCACGACCTTCGTCACGATCTTTCCGGCCTTCGTCGGGATGTTTTCGATGCCTGCCTCTTTTGCCAGTTCTGCGACCAGATCGTCGTCAATGGCAAGGTCAGCCCCCTGCGACTTGTCGACGTAGACCTTCAAGCTCGGCATGCCGTCGACCAGCATATAAAACTTCAGCCGGCGCGTCTTCGCGTCCATGTCGTCTTCCTGCCATTGGTAGGTCAGGAATTTCAGGCCGGCTTTCGCAACCTCGATCCGCTCGATGTCGTTGGTATCCGGTTTTACCTCGAGCTTGACGCGGTTTTTGCAGAGTTTCGCCAAAAGCGTCAGGACGGCCGGCTTGATCTTGTTGTACGTCAGGCGCCGCTCGCCCGGGCGCAGCTCGGGCACATAAACGACCTTATTGACGCGGTCCCAACTGATCCATTGCCGGCTGTTGTAAAAGGCGCGGTTGATCTGGATTTGCCGCAGAACGTGCCAGTCCTCGGACTCCTCGAAGCGCTCCATCACGAACTGCACGGAGTCCTGACCTTTTTTCTTGAACAGTTTCAACATCTCACCCCCACGCCGTCAGGTGCGGCGCGCAATATCAGAACAAGGCGTCAGGGTCGCTCGGTGCATTCGGTTCTTCCGATTCGCCCGGTTCCGCTGGTTCTTCCGGTTCATTCGGTTCATCCGGATCAGATTCCGACTCCGCAGCCTTCGCCTGTTCCACGAGCTCGCGCAGCCGCTCCGTACTCCAATTCTTCTTGAACTCGATGTCGCGTTCTGTGAGCCATACCTTGAGCGCTTCGCGTTCGTCAGGAGCTTCCGGATCATCCGGCGGCGCATCTTCCCGCGCTTGTACGTCAGCCTCCGGCGTGACCGTGATCACGTAACCCGGCAATACGAACTCCCGCACCTCAAACGGCATGAAGTGGATGTCCGGGTGCTTCGTCGGGTCTTGGCCGATCCGGCGCGCTTCTTCCGCAGATTCCGCCGAGACCAGGCGGCGCAGATCACCAATGCACAGTTCGAACAGTTTCATGGGTCATCGTCCCCCTATGAGATAAATTCCGGCGGGCGTTCCCGCTCGTCCGGCGGCTGCTCAAGTTTCTTCTCCAGCAGCGCTTTCCGCGTGTACTCACCGAAGTTCGGCGCCTGGATACGGTCGAGCAAGTCCTTTCGTTCGGTCGCCCATTCGCGTTCCTTCGCTTCGATGTGCCGGCGCCACAGATGCCGGTCAATCAGTATCGCGGCAATAAAAAAAGCCGCCTGCACCAGAAACGCGGTCACAAACAGCGTGATCATCCGAGATATTCCACCTTTCGCCTTTTCGCCATGCGGTCCAGCTTGTCGATGTGCCGCTGCACCATTTCGCGTTCCGTCGGATGCTTCGGCGGTTCAGGCTTCGCCGGCGACGGCCGGCTCATCGCCCAATAGCGCAGCGCGTCCGGGACGTGATCAAGTTCGTGCTCTGCCACGTCTTCGGGGTTGTGATCGTCGTGGATCATGGCCGGAATCGCCTCGATGGTCTGGATGCACGTCGAGAACACCCGCAGCTTTGCGGTCGTGTAGGTTTTGCCCGTCACCGGGTCGACCACTTCGATCGGTTTGAGCCAGTCGCGCAGACGTTTCCAGCCGTTGACGCGCTCCTTGTTCGCCTGGATCAGCGGCACGCCCTCTTTGGCGAAGATTTCGGCCGGCGATTCGTTCGTATCGACCTTCGACTTGTTCCAGAACGACGTATCCCCGACGGAATAATCAATGACTTCATCGCCGGTGAGCTGCTTCACGAGCTGCGCCTGTTCGCGGGATAGCAGTTTCTTGCGAACCGCCTCACGATATACATAGGCGAAACCCTGCCGGTCAACGGCGATCCATAGGCAGACGAAGGGGTCTGTATATCCCTCGTCCAGCGCCCGGTATCTGCGCCATTCGCGCGGGATTTCGAACGGCTCGACGACGTGAATCGGCCGGCTCCATTCTTCGAAATATTGGCCTGCAAACGTGTCCCAGTCGCCCTCGAGAAGCTGCTTGCGCTCTTTGTCCGACAAGCTCATTAACCGGGCCACATAATCAGGATCAACTTCCATCAGTTTCTTGTTATCGCTGACGCGCGCCGGGATGAAGATGCGTCGGGACACAATCGGTTGCCCGGCTTTCGGATGATCGGCCGGGTAATACATCGGATCGCCGTCGTCCGTCGTCTCCTGTACGACATGCACCCTTTCCGGCGGCCCGATGTCGATAAACCGCTTTTTTACCCACGCGTGCCCCTCGCCGCCCGGGTTTGTCGTCGACTTAACGAAACGCGGGTACGGCTTCGCGCCCCGGATGCGGGAAAGCATGAGCTTGTACCACTTTTCCTTGAATTGGGTCAACTCTTCCCAGCGAACAACGTCATATTCCGCGCCGGCGTATTTGAGGTAATCGTCATCATGGTCCCATGCCGCAAGCTCGATAATAGAACCATTTGCCAGCGTCCAGATGTGCTTTGATGCGTTATACTTTGCCAGCTCCGGAGGGTAAACTTGCAACGTCCTCGCGATGATGGAGCGCTCAAGGTCCGGGAACTTCCGGCGAAAGATAATCTGCCGCGACTGCGGATATTGCAGACCGTAATAAAGCGCGTCCCATATGGTCGCTTCGGTCTTTCCGCCGCCCGCGGCGCCTCCATAAAGCAGCTCGTCAACGTTCGTTGTCTGGTGATAAAGCTGTTGCCGCGGTTGCGGTTCGTACGGAATGACGATCTTCATCACGCATCACCCGGCGGCTTCATCTTGTCGCTGAAAACAACCGTAATCGGGCCGCCACCTTCTCCGGTGATTTCCTGCTTCACCTTTTCCGTGTACATGTTCCCCATCTCAAGCAGCATCTTCCGATCCTGATGGCATTTCGGATCAGAAATCGCGAATTCGATTGTAGCGGCCAGCACCTTCGCAATGTTCTGCTTCACGACCTCAAATTGCACGCGGTTGTAATAGGCGACAAATTGAGGCTTGCGGAACATCTTGTAATACGCCTCGCGGCTGATTTCGGCCACTTGACAAATTTGGGTGATGTTTTTGTATCGGTGCGCCGGATCACACAAGACGTCAATCAGTTTTTTCTCCTTCGCCGTCGGCTTGTAATTGTCAACGTTTGCGCCCGCGAGAACGTCCGTCATCGTGCTTCACCCCCTCCCAGGTTGATGCGGTCTTTCTTTCGCTTCGCCCACCGAATCGCAGCGGGCAAGTCGATATGATGCCGGCCATAGCACGTATAAAGGATCATCGTGTTGTCACGCATGCCATACCTCCACCACACACCGGCCAGCTCGATATAACCGCGTTTTTTATGCGTCGGTCTTTCTGCGTGCTGCCGGAGCAGCTCAACCAGTTCGTTGCGCTCAGTCCTCTCGACCCGCTGACAGTAGCGTTCGAAGGCGTGTCTTGTCAGGATGAATTCATTCACTGTTCACACTCCTTTTTGTAAATAAAAAAAAGAGCCCAAGGCTCTGACATTGTCGTGTTCGGGATGCGGGCAGGGATTTGCACCCTGCATGGTGTGCCTCCGCGCCGGTGCTCGATTTCAGGTCGAGTCGTTCACACCTCACGCCATAGCG